TGCCGTAGCAACAAACAACCCCGACCCCGCAATTTGGGCGGCAACTACGCAAGACCCGGCACAATTTGAACAAACCACAAAAACGACCCAATTGTACATTCAGGCCGGGGTTCGATATTTTGGCTATCTATAAAACCTGCAAAAATGAAAAAAGCAAAAACGGCCTATGCGCGGCAATTACAAGAAATTGACAAACGCCTAGAAGCGATTTTTGATTTTATCAAAACACTCACCACAAACAACGATCAAAAAAATGACCTACGCACAAACAAACGAGGGCGACGTGTTTTTCGAGCAAGACCCGCCCGCCTTTAAGATCGGGCAAACGGTTTTTGAAAATCACGGCAGCGACCTACCCGCCGAAATTGTCGAAATAGACAGCAAAGGCACAATTCACTTTTACCGGGTGAAATACAAAGACCCTACGCGAAACAACAAAGAAACCATTTCAGGCTGGCTCTTTGAGTACCGCCTACGCGCTAAATAAAAACACTCACCAAGCCGCCCACCCGTAAAAAGGTCGGGCGGCAAAAAAATACCTTTTACCATGCAAAAAGATCACAAACAACAGAGCCAAAACGCTTTAACCGCGCTCAAGCACCTGGCAGACAAAAACAAGATCACAAATTACGCGCTGGCAGAAAAAATCGGCATACGCCCGCAAACCGTTGGGCAAATGTTTTCGGGCAAATTTCACCCAACCCTAGACAATGTTTTTAGGGCATTGAACGCGGTGAATGACCTGAGCGGCAAAACCTTCACGCTGGCAGACATTGACGAAACCAAAACAGAAACCATTTAAACCCCTAACCTATGCGAATCAATCTAATTATCAAAAGGCAATGGTTTGATGAAATCAGATCGGGCAAAAAAACCAAAGAGTACAGAGAGACGACCGAAAGAATGATAAATCAGATATGCGAAACGGGCGAACGAGACGGCGAATTTTTGCAGATCATTTCTTTCAAGCCCGTTACCGAAATTCTACTTTTGAACGGCTACCACAAAAACCGCCCGACTATGTTGGTTGAATGCACAGGCATCGAAATCACAACAGAGACAGACGAATGTGGCGAGTACGATATGTTCGTTTTCAGCCTAGGCAAGATACTGAAAACAGAAAATTGCTGAAAATTTGGTGAATTGTTTAAAAAGGCATTATTTTTGCCTTGCAAACATTATTCTGCGGGGTAGTTCAGTTGGTTAGAATGTCTGTTTAACTTGCAGAAGGTCGTGAGTTCGAGTCTCGCCCCCGCCACGAAATTTTATTTTTAACTCTTTTTTTATCGACTTGCATAGTTAGAAAAAAACTAAAGTATTCTTCTGGTGGTGCCGCTCGAAAGTTGAGGTCTGAAACCAAGCGATCAGCGTCTGGACTTGCAGGGTAGATTAATTTTTATCGAAATTTTATTTTTTCACTCTTTAAATTTTCTGCCTAGTTAACAGAGGTATTCAACGTGGCACAGGCGCGGGTCGTTTCGACTTTGTGCGAGTTGCTCCAGCAGCGAGTCGGCGTGGCCACTAACGCCATGCAAACGGCTCAAAAGACGATCAGCGCGGCCCGACTTCGGTCAGGTCGCGCCATTGTCTTTTTTAGTTGTGGCAAAGATTCTATTGCCATGCTCGATATGGTTGCGCCCGTTTTTGATGAGGTTATTTGCGTTTTTATGTATTTCGTGCCGGGTTTGGCCCACATCGAAAGATATTTAAAAGACGCTGAAACCCGCTACAAAAATGTCAAAGTGATTCAATATGAGCACTATATGACCACGACAATACGGCGAAACGGCATTTTTTGTTTGCCGCAAAATGTCAAAATAGGCACACTTTCAAGCATTGACGAACAGGCGAGAAAAGACACGGGCATACCACTTTCCTTCTACGGGTCAAAGAAAAACGACGGCATGAACCGCCGCATAATGCTCAACACCTACGGCGAACTTCCGATTCAGCAAAAGACGCAGAAATACTACCCATTAGCCGACTTCTCAAATAAGGACGTACTTTCGTACATTAGAACCAAGCGGCTGCCATTTCCCATAAAGTACGGCGGCAAACAGTCAAACGGGATAATGTTCGATTTGGACTGTTATTTGTGGATGAGAGAGAACGAACCCGCCGACCTCGAAAAAATGTACAAAGCCTATCCCCTAAGCCGAAAAATATTGTTTGATTACGATTATGCAGAAAAAAACAAAGCACCAGACATTCGAGGTGAGGACGGTACACCGAAGCCAACTCCTAAACGCGCCGTACAACCCAAGGGTGATAAACGACACGCAGCGCAAGGGGCTGAAACGAAACCTAAAAAAAGTGGGATTGCTCCGGCCTCTCGTTTGGAACGAGGCGACCGGACACTTGGTAGAGGGGCACCAAAGAATTGACATTCTGGATGAACTGGAGGGCGGGCCGGACTACTTCTTGGATGTTGCGGTCACAAACCTCACAGACAAGGTAGAGCGGGAGCAAAACGTATTCTTGAATGCCACTACCTTCACCGGGGAATTTGACCTGCCAGCCCTAAAGACATTGATCGAAGGAGGATTAGATTATTCGGCGGCGGGACTAGACTTGTACGACCTGAACGTGATCGGAGTAGATGCGGTGATCGTAAAGCAGATAGGGACGCAAGAGCCGCAGCACCAAGACAGCGAAGAAGACCATGAGGAAGAAGTAGAACGCACACCAGAAGAAAAGAAGCAAGCCATAAAGGACGAAAAGGCTGCTCAAAAAGAGCGAATCGAAGGCCGGTTTGACGAGGGAGAGGCTTATGTTACAATTTCTTTTGATTCGTATAAAGACAAGAGTGGTTGGATGTTGAAGTGGGGCTTTGGACCTGCGGATTTGTTCATAAAAGGCGATATTTTGCAACAAATTATCGAGCAAAAACTAAAAGATGGATTCTGAATTGACAGATGCCAAAACGAACAAAACGAACGCTAATAAAAAAAAGGCTATTGAGGCACTGCGATCAACGGCTGGAAACATCACAGCTGCTTGCACTGCCGCCAATATTTCCAGAACACAGTTTCACAAGTGGAGAAACGAAGACCCGGAATTTGCCCAGGTAATTGCTGACGTTTCAGAATCCGCTATTGACATGGGCGAGACTGCCCTAATGAAGCAAATACAGGATGGAAACACGGCTTGCATCATTTTTCTGTTAAAGACCAGGGGCAAAGATCGCGGGTATATTGAGCGGGTTGAACACGACCACAGGGGCAAAGACGGCGGGCCAATTCAGTTTGCGAACTTGTCCGACGATGCGCTGGACGCAGCACTAAAAATTTTAGAAAAGGATGGGGAATGACAGGCGCGAAAAAGAGGCCAAACTTTTGCTTGCAATGGCTGAAAAAGCAAGGCGCTCTTTCCGACACTTCATTCGGTACGTCGCCCCTGACTACATTTTCAACTGGCATCATTTAATTTTGATTGACGCGCTGCAACGACTGGCAGAGCGTAAGTACCAAAGGCTGATTGTAATGGAGCCGCCCAGGCACGGCAAAAGTTATTTGGTGAGCATTCTTTTTCCGGCATGGTGTTTCGCCCGAAATTCATCTGAACACATCATTGTAGCATCATACGCCGTAAGCCTTGCAAGCAGAATGAGCAGAGACTGTCAGCGCGTACTTTCGTCGGACAGGTTCACCCAAATGTTTCCTACGCTTTCATTTTCAGAAGCAAAAGAGGTTGGAGCGATAAGAACGGGGCACAGGTTTGATATGCCAGGCGGCGGCCACTACATAGCGGCTGGCGTTGGCGGTGGTATTACGGGCGAGGGCGCAACCATTGGAATAATTGACGACCCGGTAAAGAACAGCGAGGAAGCCGACAGTATGACGTACCGGGAAAAGGCGTGGGAATGGTACGCAACAACATTTTCAACTCGTTTTGAAACCGGGGCTATTGAGGTGGTTTGTCAGACCCGATGGCATGAGGACGACCTGACGGGGCGAATACTTGAAAAGAAGAAAAACGGTACTGAGGTTATTCGCTTTCCAGCACTTTGCGAAGAAGCAGAGGCACACAGGCAAATAGGGGATGCGCTTTGGCCTGAATTTTATCCGCGTGAGGTTTTACTCGAAAGACAGGCAGAGAACGGAAGTCGCGCATGGTCTTCTTTGTACCAACAACGCCCAGCCCCAGACGAAGGCAGCATCATAAAAAGGCACTGGTTTCAGTATTACAACCCCAGGGAATACAAGATCGAAGGCAAGCGCGTGAATTTTTATTTTGACACCGCCTACACTGAGAAAGAAAAAAACGACCCCACGGCAGGGATTGCATACGTCAAAGAGGGTGCTAACTTTTATATTTTGGAATGCACGGCGGAATGGCTGGATTTTAGCGGGCAAATACAGTTCGTAAAGGATTTTGCAGCAAGAAATGGTTATTCTCCATCATCAATTATTCGCGTAGAGCCAAAGGCTACAGGCATAAGTTTGGTGCAGGTGATGAAAAAAGAAACGGGATTGAACGTAACCGAGGGCAAGCCGCCGAAGGGCGACAAGGTA